AAACTTACTGCAGAAGCCAGAAAGGCAGGACAAAATGACCAGTATTGACAATCTTGCAGAGGAAATCATGCAGGGCTTGCAGGAGTATGCAGACCTTGCAGATACCGCTATGAAAAAGCAGTTCGGAAGTCTGCAACGCAAGTGAAAAATGAGATCTCTGCCAATGCTCCGGCAGACACGGGAAAGTATGCGAAAAGCTGGGCAACGAAGAGAACCAAGGAAAACAGCCATTCTCTTGAAATGACTGTCCACAGTAAGAATCGCTATCAACTGGCACATTTATTGGAGAAAGGCCATGCCAAGCGTGGCGGTGGTCGTGTATCTGCTCGTCCGCATATTGCTCCTGCGGAAGAAAACGGTGTACAGTTGCTGGAGCATTTAATTGAGGGGGCTTTGTCATGACCTACGAACAAATCGCAGAAATGATGGAGGAAATGGGACTGCCTTTCGCCTACCATCATTTTGCCGAGGACGAAAGCCCTGCACCGCCTTTTTTGCTGTTTTTATCTCCTGGAGAGAATACGTTTTCGGCAGATAATTTGGCATATTTCAGTTGCAAACAGCTGGACATTGAATTGTACACAGACAAAAAGCAGCCGGAATTGGAAGAACAGGTGGAGTCAGTGCTTTCCCAGCACGA